GCATTGAAGTTTCTTTCTGGATGATAGCAAAGCCACAGATGCTTCTCGTTTAAGAAAAACAAGTGATTTGCAGGGCAATGCGAGTCGGAAAGAATGGGTATACCGTTAAACATAAGGTTTTGGAAACCACCCTTAGCTGTATCGCTGTCACTGAAGCGTTGCATTGGCTGGAGCAGGTTATAATAGCGTGTATAAACTGTTCTTGTACCGATACCCACGGTTGGTTTCTCGTTATCAACGGATGCATTCTCATAAACAGCATTCATTGCAGAGATGGTCTGAGTCGTAGTTGTACTATCGACGATTCCACTCCACCATGAGTTAGTTGCTTGAGAAATTCCACCCACGGTCTGATCTACTGCAACGATATCTCTTAAGCCGATAATCGACTTTGCAGTGGTGCCATCGCTGAATAGTCCAGTGCCAAGCTGATCCTTAATGGTTTTTTCTGCGATTTGCGCTTTAGAAGCGAGCAGCTTAAGAACTCCAGCAGAACCGCCATTCTTAAGTTCATCTTCTTCAGTGATCGTGATCCCTGCGAACAGCGACTTCCAAGCGTATTGTGCGCATGAAATCGTGTCATTCTCAGAAGTATCAAGACTATCTGCACCAGAATACCAACCAGAAGCTGTAACTTGAGCATAGTTTAGAGGAATATCAATTGATGTTCCACCTGAAACAGACTTGTACTGTCCTGATGCCAGAAGTCTCTTTAAAAGTGGATTTGTGTCGAAAATTGCATCATACATTTTAGGCATGATAAAACGTTGTGTGATCGCTGTTAGCTGATCTACTGAAACTGCCATAATATCGCTCCTTGATATTAATACTTGTTATTAAAAACCTAACTCTTTTGCAGCAATATCCATTAGAGAATGATAACTCTGTCCTCTAATATTTCCTTGAACTTGCTGCTGGAGCATTGGCGAATTGCTTTGCCCTAATACTCCGTTTTTAACTTGAGATTGCATTTGCTTTGCAACCACTTCCTTTGCTTGTGTCTGTCCACGAGCGAGCAGTTTATCGAACATGTAGTCACGAAAGGCAGCTCGAAAGTTGCTTATTCCGTGAGCTTGAGCATGTCTGATTATCTGCTGCTCGGCTGATTCTCCAGTCATTGGATCTGTAGCACGGAGGTCTATATCGGGATACTCGCTTTGAATCGAGTTAATCTCTGTCGCAAGCGCCGCATCCTGCTCGGCCTGCACCCTCATTTGCTTCTCAGATTCATACTGTCCTATAAAACTTTCCATCTTCTCGATCTTGGCAGCAACTTCAGGAGGCAATGCACTGTTCTGAACACTGCTTTCGAACCGCGGTTCTTGATTCTGGTTTTGTTGGCCAAAAGAGAACCTGTTCTCCCATGAATTCTTGACGTGTTCTGCCCATTGAGGGTTAGTTGTCGCAAATTCGTCGTAGGGTTTCCATCGCTGCTCAAGTTCTGAAATCTGGTGCGCACGAGCTTCAATTTCAGCTTCACGCTGCTTATGCTGCTGCATAAGTTGAGCGTAATCATAGCCCATCGAAGCCCTTTGGATCACCGTTGAAAGAGGTTCAGAAATGTCTTTACCCCTTGCTTTGTACGGTATCACCAAGTTGGGATCAAATGCTTGCTGACTTTGAGGAGCATTCTCCATGGGTGCTGGTGATCCGCCATTACCCGTATCGAAAGTGCCTGAGTCAATTTCGCTTGCGATTTGATCGAGATTAAAATCTACCATATTTTACATAGCTCCTTGAGGTCCGACTGGTGTTCCTTGAGATCGATCTGGCATAGCTTGAGATTGACCTTGAGATCCACCGCCTCCTCCTGCTTGTTTCATTGCTGCGCTCATCACTTGCATAAACTGCTGCTGGATCTGCTGAAGCTGCTTTGCAACGTCAGGCATTTGCTGTGCAGCAGCTTGAGCGAGCGCTCCGATAGTATCAGCAACATTCTTAACGATCTCTTCTGGACTCGGTGCGCCACCCTCTTGTCCCTGTTCTTGTGGTTCCATTTTATGCTCCTTGCTGTTGTTGCTGCATTGCTTGCTGCTGCTGCATTACTTGCTGCCGTTCAGCTAACCTTTGCAATAATTTTTCTTTATCTGGATATTGTAACTGATTCAAAACCTCTTCAGCATCTATTATTTGGCGATCAAAAAGAGCCAGTGCCCTGCGCTCTTTATCTGCTGCCTCAAAAGGAAGATCACTTCCAGCAGATATCTTGAGATCAAGGTCGCCTTGAAGTATGAGTTTACCGACTGCAATCTCATCGACTCCACCCTGATCGTTATTCTGATACTTGTGGAATGTAGCCTCTTTTTTAACTTCACCTGTATTTGGATCAGTAACATTATCCATATGGAATTTTAGAAAATACTGACTTCCATCTTGATTCGTCATGCGATAAACACGGGGTGCCGTATAGTTCTCAAGAACTCTATTGAGCCACAGTCTACCTGCAGTTTTTAGATAGCAGTCAAGGTTTCTCATTCGCTGCCTGATTCTCGTTCTCGATGCTGAAATAAGCTGCTCGATAGCGCTGGCAGCAGTGACTCCACCGGAGGCTTCACCCCTTGAGAAATCACTCGATCCTGCAACTTCATTGAACCATCCTGTTAGCTGCTGAAGAACTTGCATAAAGCCAGGGTTAAGCGGAGGTCCATTCTCACGACGAACTTCAGAACCTGGAGACTTCTCTACGACAGTTCCAGGCACGTTATTCAGATTTTCGACATCGACATCTGCCGAGTTATCTACGATCCAAATTGGATTACTGGTATATAATAGCACGTCAATTGTATACGACAGAATCTTATTGATGATAATCTGAGGAGAAGCAAGCTGCTCGACTTCAGAGATTCCCCAAAACTGGCGTGGATCAACGTAGTTCACATATTTGGAAAATGGAATAAGTCCATCTTCATATTGAAGCGGACCATCTTCTAAAATCATACCATTTGCTATGCACAGATATCTGCCATTGGGGAACTTCTTTTTGATCGTGTAAATCTTATCTTCACCCTGCTGCTCAACAAGTTCTTCAACATCCTTTGGCTTGAGATGGCACTCAAAAACCATTGTCTTCTGAATAGTGCTATCATCCACTTTATCAGCATCGTATGTCAATTCTGGCATATTTGCATTTGAAGACATATGCTCGGTTAAAAACTTTCGCTGAAGATCGTACTTATCTTTTTGAGTTCTATCCGATGATATGTCGCTTTTTATGAGATGCGCTCGCTGTGGGTATTTTTGTTTAAGGCGATCAGTTGGCATTGGATATGCTTTAAAGAAACCCTCGGACTTCTCGTCGTTGATGTCGTTGCATTCTGGATCTGGATAGCAGTAAAGAGGTTCTTCACTCACGTATACAGGAGCACCTAGTCCATACTGCAAAGTCTGATCGAAATTAGTGGAGCTGATACCTGAACCTGTGATGTAACCGTCAAGAATTACTTCTTGGACAGTCATCATCCAGTTATATTTATCCCACTCTGAATCGCAGATCTTATTAATCAACTCTGCAAATGGAACATCCTGAGGCTCATTCGCCAAAAATGTAAACTTGGGACGAGCATCAGTTTGCAAGGGTAATTGGCTTTGGATAACTTGCCAAATGAAGTTCACGATCTCGCTGTTTTTCCAGCTTGGTCGCTGAGAATTCCACTGTACCCCACGAAACAGCTTATAAAAGCTGATCCAGTTTTTTGATGCGTTATCTCTAACTTTTTTCCACTGGTAGAATTTCTTCATTACAGCACGTACGGTCGCTTGCTCCTCTGGAGCTACATCAGGGTTAGTACCTGAGTTATCACTGCCTGTCATATTAAGCGTTTCAAGCACTAAACACCTCTAACCCGGTATGCACCGGGATCATAGATTTCACGATAGCGATCATTATCACGCTTCACTCTATCTCGCTCGTAGCTATCATGGGTTTTATTTATGTCTTCATTGCCGATTTCGACCCAGCCCTTCTCTTTCGCTTTCCGTCTTAAATCATTTTTTCCCTTGACCATCTTGCCAAGCGCAGCAGAGTAAAAAGGCTCCTCAGGTTTCTCACCGTAAAACTCGTGAGAATAGATTATGCGACATGTCTTATCGCAAGCAGTTTCGCAGTGTGGACACGACTCGATCACGTCAGCATCAGCTATCCGCTTTGTGACTTCGAATGTATCTTGGCAGTGCTTACATTTATAATCGTAAATCGGCACGATTAAGTCCTACAGAATATGACTTGTACTCCGTTTTTTCTTGAGAATTTTCTCACGGTCAAGATCATAGTTCGTCGCAATCCGCATCGGGATAATAGGTGTATGCTCAGACTGTATTATTTTATTCGGTTTTTTGCTAGTTGTAAATGTCGCATTTGTTACGTATCTGTTTGCATCCATACAGTGGTTATCTTTATCGACCGGCAACTCACTCAGATCTGATTCGGCCTGGTCGGGACGCAGCGCTTTTTGCTCGGGATAATGATACATTTCGAACTCATCAGCAGTTTTGGAATTATTTCCTCTAAACATGAAAAACCTGCCATCATTGATGAGTTCCCACTGCGCTTCAATGCCAGCTTTGATGTCGTTATTTGCAGGGATAACTCTAAGTCCTGCTCTATTCATATCGTCGATATCATCAGGGTTCGCAGGGTCAGCATAGAACTTCTCAATCGGATACATTGAGCGCAGTCTATGAGCAGCATCAATTTTTTGAGCAATTCGAAGCTGCGTTGCATAGAACTCTGCAACTTGATAATGGATGCCAAGGGGAGTGATCGCTCGCACTACGATCACGAATGGATGAGTGTACCCCCAATCTATGCCGCCAATGTAGCGTGTCCCGTCTGGCAAATTGATAGGATCGATCCAGTATTTCGATGCTTCCCAACACCCGTAAACCAAGCCCTGCGCTTTATCAAAGTTACCACCATAAACCATGTTAAATCGTCGTGGTTCCATTGTATGGCGCTTGCGCTCGTATTCAGCCTTGGGGAAGTAGGGATTCTCATCACTGCGTGCTTGACAGAGATGAGCCTCCTGCAAAGTGTAGGGATCTCCAGCACGAAACTTTCTAATGTAATCTCGATAAAGCCAATTCAATGAATATGGTGATGTAACAATTGTAATTGGTGCTTCTTTAAATGAGGCGCGTGCCTGAATATTTTCCCAGAAGTAGAGGCTGTAAAGTCCTGCCTCATCGCATAAGATATGCCTGACGTTAGTAATACCAACCACTGAATCTGGATCCGTTCCCGTTCGAAACCAGACTCGACCACCACCTTTAATCTCAAAACATTCATTTTTTCTGTCATATCGTCCCAAGCCCTTATTGAAATGCAAAAATGGTGGAATCGTCGACTGATAAAGGATCTTGTACGTGGGAGATGTCACTATAAAATTGTCAGTAGGATGCCGGAACTCATGCATTGCAACCTTAAGACGCATTACACCTATGCTGGTCTTTCCCCACTGAATACCTGTCGCTGCAATCGTGATGGGTTTCTCGCTGGTAAATACATCATCTTGTTTTTGGCTGTGAGTTTCGAAAATGAAATCAGACACGCGGTCGCACCCAGCGCTTTAACTCATCGTCGAAATATCTCTGATGAGGGTTCTTTTTCTCTGGCATATTGACACCGCTCACGACATCGACCATCTCGTTAAACTCAGCAATGGTTAAAGCATGAGGCTCGTATGATTCATTATCTTCATTCGGCTTGACGTGCTTCTCAAGGAACTTTGCTCCATACCATTCACACAGAATTGGAAGGCATTCGATATCGAGCGAGTGATCAGAATATCCATGAACGCACCCTTTGAACTCATTCCTTAAATGAAGCATCTTTCTGACGTTATGACGCTTGCTCGGGTACTCTACATTGCAAGCCATAAGAACGATCTGCTGATCACTGAGTAGAGTAACAGCAGTTCCTATCTGCGCTCGTGTAGCACCTCCGCATGAGATCATGACCGGCTTTTTGAAAGATTTGATTCTATTTATAAGCTCCCTGTCAGTAATCTCGCTCGATGCAATTTTAAACATTGGGACGTATGGCTC